GGATGCATTAGCCTTGCCCTAAAGGCAAAATACACAACGGAGGGGCTGGAAGATTAGTAGAGAAATCGAAAGTCTTACGGCCCAGATTAAATGAGAAGGCACGGCAATCTTTACGACAGAATCACTTCATTAGAAAACTTGAAGTTTGCCTATGCCCGCACGCGTAAAGGTAAGACTTGGCAACGTCAGGTAAGAACTTTTGACCTGCACATAGAAGAGAATTTAAAAAGGATACAAGGAATGCTTATCAATAAAAATTTTAAGACATCAGTATATCGCACTAAGCAGGTCTATGAACCTAAGAGGCGTACTATTTTTATTGTACCATTTTCGCCAGATAGGATAGTGCATCACGCCTTGATGAACGTTCTTGAGCCTATTTATATGCCAATGTTTATTCGCGACTCCTACGCATGCATAGAGGGTAAAGGTCTACACGCTGGAAGCCAAAGGACTATGGAGTTTGTTCGGGCAAATAAGTATTGTCTTAAATGCGACATCTCTAAGTTTTACCCGTCTATAAAACACGATATTCTTTTTAATATCTTAAAGCGTAAGATTAAATGCAAAGACACTCTGAACTTAATCAAGGCAATTATTTATGGCATTGGTGGCGGTCAGAACGTCCCGATTGGAAACTATACCAGCCAGTGGTTTGGCAACATCTACTTAAACGAACTGGATCAATACGCCAAGCACGTTTACAAAATTAAACATTATATTAGGTACTGCGATGACTTTTTATTCTTCCATAACGACAAGGCAGAGTTACGAAAGATTGCCAAAGACTTAAAGGTATTCTTGAGCGAAGAACTCGGATTAAAGATGAGTAAGTGCGAGCTGTTCCCGGTATCTCAAGGCGTAGACTTCTTAGGTTACCGGCACTTCCCGAAGTACGTCCTTTTAAGAAAGGCAACGGCGGTAAGAGTTAAGCGCCGACTTAAGATATTACCTAAGCTTTTGGCGGCCGGAAGGATCACCCTTGAACACTTTCGCTCTTGCATTGCCTCATATGGCGGTTGGATGCGCTGGGCCAACTGCCACAACTTAGGTCTTAAGTTACAGATGGACAAATTACAGGAGATATTAAATGTCGCCGGAAAAACAGCCCAAGCGATTTAACGAATTCGCCCGGGAGACTATGCCGTTAGACGGTAACAAGATTAAACTCGATGATATTGTTAATCGGGAAATTACCGTACTGGATTACCGAATTAAAGACAGCCATTATAAAAAAGCGAATTGCGAGCTGTGCATGACGCTACAGTTTAAATTAGATGACAAAATATCTGTGATGTTCACCGGCTCCAATGTTCTGCGCGATCAGATAGAGAGGTATAAAACCGAGATACCCTTTATCACGACGATAAAGAAAATAGACCGATATTATACATTCACCTAACCAGGAGGAAGAAGATGAAAGGTTTCCCGAAGCACCTAAACACCCGCTTTGACGTAGAGTACTGCCTTGAGCATTACCCGGCAGAAACAAAGGCTTTCTTAACCCAGAAACTTGCCGAGGTTAAAGCCTGGCAGGTAACCGGCAAGCTAAAAGACGGCGAGACCGGCAAAACCAGCGACACGCATAAAGTCGTAGAGGTAAAGGATCAGGTCACAAAAGAGGTAAAGGAGCGCTACCAACACGAATACAAAGATGATCCTAACTGCGAGCTGTTTAAGTTAGGCTTTACCGTCAAGGAAGCTGAGGCGCTGCTTAAGGCCGAAGGGAAGAAATAATGAACCCCTTAGAATGGATAGCCAGCGGTGGCATATTATCGGTAGTGATATTTAGCATCGCCACCTACGTAAGAACAGACAAACAGATAAACAGGGTCTATGAAAGGTTAGACGATAAAACCGAGAAGCTGGAGCAAGAAACCGTCCAGCAAAAGGTGTGCGATATCGTACATAAGCAGGTCGACAAAACACTGCAGGAAGTTAAAGACAGGGTAGAGTGCATCCCGAAAATAAAAGCAGGTATAGATTTATTGCTTAAGCAAAGCGGATTGAAGAATGATTAGAGAAATTATAAACGAATTTAGGCGAGCAAACGGCAGGCACCCGGTGAGCATAGATAACTGGGAAGAAAATCAAAACTGCCTCTGGCACTGCTTACACATGGCCAGAAATCAAGACCTATGCCACGCGCCGGAACATTTAAGGCCCGGCAAATCCGAAGCCTGTGCGGTTAGAGGCTTCTTCCATAACCCCCACGACACCCTGCGCGCAATAGTCTTTGAGCAGTTTGGAAACAGCCCCGGACACAGAGATATTATTTTATTCAACGATAACCTTGCCTGCGCTTTTCACGTAGACCAATACCAGGTATACGTGACGATACGCGGCTGGTAAAAAAAGGAGGAACAAATGAAGAGAGTATTTGCAATTCTGGTGATTGCTATGCTGATGTTTTGCGGCATAGCATACGCAGGAAACGTAGCAGTAACGAAGGTTATGGATACTACCTTCAACGCGGTGACTACTGCGGCTAATTCAACAGCGGTGGTTATCCAAGGAATGGAAAAGGTTTCATTCTTTGTAGTCTATGATGAAACCGAGGTAGGCAATTCTATATCGGCCGCAGTCACCCTTCAAATATCCTATGATAACGAAAACTGGCTGTCTGCTTCTTTCTATGACTACGCTGGCGGATCCACACTTCAGACATCGGAAACCATATCAGCAGACGGAAAATACTACGCATGGTTCAATAAAGATTTGTGCGTGCCGTATGTGAGGGTAGTGGTGACGGCAACGAATACAGACGCAGACGACGTACTGGATGCGGAAGTTTATGTAGCTACGAAAGAATAATAACGAGAAACAGATTCACTAAGAGAGGAGGAGTAAGATGTTAAAGGTAATTACCTGGATTATGGCAAACGGAGCAACCCTGCTTGGTTTACTGCAGGCGATAGTAAAGGCAGTTAAGGAGTTATTGACCGGCGTGGTTAACCTCATCAGTTTAATTCTGCCGCAATCAACGGCCAATAAAGCAGTAGAGGCTGTAAGAGGCGTATTGAACGCGATTGACGACGTGATAGAGAAGATCAAAGGATACTTGCTCAAATGACAGAGATACTCGCGATAATAGGCTCTATCCTTGCCATCATTATCGGCCTGTGGAAGAAATTCGGCCGCATAGCCGCGGAGAAACGCAAGCAAGCAGAGCAGGCGAGAAAGGACTTAGACAATGCCAAAAAGAACGATAGCCCTTCTGATTTTCTTGACGGCTTTGGTCGCCTTAATTAGCGGATGCGCCAGGACATCTGTCTATATTTTAGACCAAGCCGAACTGGTAAGGGTTAAAAAAGACCAAACCGTTACAGCCAAGTATGACGGCTGGCTGTTAAGCGACAGGGCCGTAGATAGAGTTATGAACGCCAAGATCAAGGCGGTGAATCTGCAATGAACCCAGAGAAGAAAACGCAAATCAAGGTAATATTAAAACTTCTGGTAGTGGTGATATTCGCATCCCTATATGGCTGGGGCGGTATGGAAATGAAGTGGTTGCGGCGTTTTGTGGCTCCGGCAATTCTCTGTTTGAGCGCATTCGGCCTCAGCCGGAATTGGCGATATCTTGTGCAGATGCCGGCAATGATGATCACCTTAAGCCTTGGTTACGGCGCAGACTCAGTGATAGGAAAGATATTTAAACGCTTCATGTTCGGAACGCTGAATGGTTCATCATCAAGCACTGTAAATATCTGGCAGAAGAAATGGCTTCTGGTAGGATTTCAGATTGTGCTCATATCGGCCGCATATATTGTTCTTGGGGTATGGAATCCATTGCCCTCGGCCCGGGCCGAAGAAACTTTACTTGGTGCGCTGATAGCATTGATTCCGATGATGAGTGTAAAGGATTACGAGAAAGAGTAGTTGTCCCACGGGAAGCGGCCACCTCCTCCGCTTCCTTCTTCCAAAACGGCTGGAAAACGAGGACCGCCCATCCTACGCTCCAGCCGCCTCCTAAAAAATATTTCTGTTAGATTTTGCCACAGCCTGCGTCTATTAGTGTAGGAGGTGGCAAAATGATTAGTCCTATTACTTGGTTCTGGAATTTCAGGCACAGGAGGCTTATCGAGGAAACGAAGAGGATCCTCCGCTGGAGGCTATTCTTAGATGAGTGTGGCCTCAGCCGGTATCACGTCTCAGCGAAAAATATCTTGCGCCTTTCTAAGTCTGTGCTATAATTTATTCCTTACAAAAGCAGAGAAGATTCGCGGTAATTAAAGAGGCTCTTTAGTGTAGTGAAATTGTAGTGACACATTGTGGAATTAGCTGGAATAGCCTGGAATTGGTTGGAAAGGTATGGTAAGCCATTTTCCGACGATAAAAGTACCAAAAAGCGCAAATATTGAGAAATCAAATACATAGAAATTTGCCGAGGTAGCTCAGTGGTAGAGCGCGGCCCTGAA